TTGCTGTTCCTGCACCCAGGCGGCAGGGTCCGTCTGGGCGAGTTGTGCCATTTCCTGCGGTGTGCGCAGCCCCGCCAACTGCATCACAGCCTGCCGCGCAATCTGCGCCTGCTCGAGGTAATGCTGCCGGGACTCCGCAACCCGTTGTTGCACCAACTGCACCGCCTCGGTTTCACGCTGCGCCAGGGCCTGGGTTTTGCGTGTGTAGTCGGCTTGTCGTTGGTAGCCTTTGACCAGCTCGGATTCGTCCACCTCCAGGGTGGTTTCCTCGCCGTCATCGCCCTTCACCGCAACGGTGTATTTTTTCGGAGGTGCCTGATCTTTTTGGGCGTCTTCATCATCAGGCGATTCATCATCGCCTTCTGACTCGTCAGATTCCGATTTGGCAGACTCGTCGCCCGTTTCCGAATCTTCGTCGGTTGGGCTGTCTGCGGCTTTGTTTTCTGCGTCGGATTCCTGGTCTTCAGGGGTGTCCGTCAAAAACTCGGCCAAACTCGATAGGCTTTCAACGGGTGCAGATTCTGCGTGTCCGTCCATGGTTCACCTGGGTCTATTTGTGCGCTTCTGCCATCGCACAAGCCGGGATGCCTCACGGCAGAGCCCTTTGCGGGGTTGGCAGACCCCTTGAAACTCACATCACCCGGCGCAGCATTTGCCGTGCCCGGCTTTCGTTCCTAAATTCGTCCATGCCCAATTTGGACTGCGCGAATTTGCCCGATTCTACGAGCCCTTTCAAGATGCCGTCGAATTTATCGGCCATTTTGGCCAATTGCAGCAAAAGTATCTGCCCCTCGCGGTCACGGACCGGGCAATTTTTCCACTGGCTGACGATTTCTTCTTTCAGCAGGGCCATGGCCGCCGTGTAGGCCGGGTTATCCAGCACCTGGCTGGCTTCCAACCCCCTTTGGGCTTGTTGGTGCAGCGTCATTGCGGCAGGCCCCCCATGGCTGGCATCGCAGGCGGCATGGCCTGCAGGCGCAATTGCTCAATCTGCAGCTTGGTGCGGGCGTCCAATTCGGCCTTGTACCGCTCCAGCTCCATTTGCGCCGCGATTTTCTCGCGCTCAATTGCAATGTCGTTGCTCGACCGGGCCAATTCCTGCTGCAGATTGGCCTGGGCCTGGCGTTCCTCAAGAGTCATCTTGGCCTGGGTTTCCTGCTGGCGCAGCGCCGATTCGGTTTGCAGCTTCTGTTGCTGCAATTGGGCCTGGGCCTGCATTTCGGCCTGCTTCATTTGGGCTTGCATTTGCAGCTTCTGCACCTCGGGGTTTTGCTGCTCGCGCTGCTTGTCCTCAATCTTCCGGGGGTTGGTTTTGGGGTCAATCCAGTAGTCGTTGACGTTCTTGAAGCCCGCGTATTCGGTCAGCTTGGACAGCGTGGCATAAATCTGCTCAGGCCGCACCACAATCCCACCCAGGCCGCTTTGGACCATCTGCATTTGGGACGCCAGCATGGTCTGCAGGTAAGCCATTTGCTGGTCGCGGTCGCCAGTGCCAATGCCCACGTTGATGGTCATGTCGTATTGGTCGCGCCAGGTGCGCGGGTCGTATTCCACAAACTCATCCCGCAGCCTGAATGCCATCTGCTTCATGCCGCCATCGGTCAGCAGCTTCAGGATGCCGGCCATGCAGGGTTTTACCAGGGTCTCCGCAAAGATGCGGGCAATCAGCTTCACCCGCTTGGCCCCTGCCGCCTGGATCTTGCCCACGCCTGTTGCGGTGTGGTTCAGGCTGTCGGCGTCCATCCCCTGGTTGAAGCGGCTCACCCCGGTGCGGGCCTCTCGCAGGCCCTGCACATACTCCAGCATCGGGAAGGCCTGCTGCCCCACAAACGGGGTGACATGCTCCACCACCGCGTTGTCGGCCCGCTGCCGGATGATCCCGCCAGGCCGGGCATCCAGCAAATCGTCGATGTTGGCCATGGGCGACCAATTGGCATCCGTCATCACCTTGGTGCGCGGGTTGTTGGCCAGGTACAGGCTGTTCAGCGTCTGCCGCATCAGTTCGGTGTGCAGCATCTGCAGGTCGCTCACCAGGTCGGCAAAGCTCAACCCGTCCCATCGGTGCGTGTTCAGCACCGGGCTGGCCGTGGCGATGGGCACATGGTTGACCGGATCGTTCTTGAGGATCTTGTTCTGCAGCCGGTAGATGCAGCGCAGTTCAGCCACGCCATCCCCGTCCACATCGGCCCGCACAAACTCAATCCGCAACCAGCCTTCTGACAGGCTCTCGTCATCGGCGTTGGATTCGCCGCGCTTCTGGATGATGTCTTCAGCGTCGGACTGCCCGATGCGGTTCAGACGAAACGATGCATCCCCGCTGTAGGACGATCCATCCGACCCGGCCAATTCCTCGGCGGTCACATCCTCAAACCCCATCTGGTGCAGCTCGGACAGCGTGACTTGCAGCACCCGGCACACATACGGGCACTCGTCCAGTAGCGGCGAAGTCCACCGGCGATCCACCAGCAGGTTTTCCGGCTCCACCGCCTCCACCTTGACGATGGTGCGTTCCTCCACCTTGCGCAGCCGGCCATCAAACACCGTGGCGGGCAGGCCATCCGGCCCCACCATTTGGCGCTCAGTCACCTCCATCACCTCGTACTCGGGCTTTTCGGGCTTGGCCAGGTAGTCCTCAGACTCGGCTGCGCCCTCGCCATCGGTGTCGCCGGCCTCTGCGGGTGGGCTGGTCAGCATCACCAGCATTTCCAGGCTCGCCCCGGTGAAGGGTTCAATCGTCACCTCTTTGCGGGTCTCCTTGCGCCACATCAGCACCCCATTGCGCACGATCAGCGCGTCCTTGAAGGCCGTGTACAGGTTCAGGAACCCATTGTTCTGCTTGAAGAACACATGATTAACCGCCTCGGTCGCCTGGGCTGCGGGCTGCATGTCACGCGCCCGGCTGGGCTCAAAGTTCACCACCTTGTCCGTGGTCACAAACACATCCAGCAGGTCAGGCAGCACCCACTCCACCGTGTCCTGGATGTCGCTGGTGACGATTTGCGACCAGCCCTCCTCCTCGTTGCCGTAGGGGAGCCGGTGGTATTGCCGCATGGCCTTTTCGCGCTCACTGCCCAACTGGCCCCACACATAGGTGGCGCTGTCGTCCTCTTTGGCCTGCAGCAGGCCCAGCAGGGCCTCGTCGGTCATCTTCGCCATGTCAGGCCACCGCCTTTTTCTTGGCCGGCTTGGCCGGCGCTGGCGCTGCGGGCTCTGCCTCGGGCTTGTCCACCGCATCAGCGATCAGGGCCACCAGGTCATCCAGCTTGTCCAGCCGGCCCAGGGCCAGCGCCTTCAGCAGGTCTTTGAGTGCTTCGCGGTTCATGCCAGATACCTCCTGCGGTAGTCAATCTTTCCGGTCGGGCGGTCAGCGTTGCCCATCTGCTCCGAGGCCATCGCCAGATACCGAAAGGCATCTGCCGCGTGGCTGTTCTCGTCGTGCAACGGGGCGCCCGGCTCGCCCGTTGCTTGGTTGATCTGTCGCCTATAGCGCTTCAGGCTATTGACAAGCGGCAAAGTTTTGTCCCTGTCGAAGTAGCAGCGCCCGAACGCCATTCTCGCTTGTCTGATGCCTTCTTCAATGTCATCCCGGCCCAAAACAGTGACATTTCTTCCCAACGCCTGCAATATTTCCTCAGTGGACCGACCACTTTTGAAATCTTTGCTCCGTCCATCGTGCGGGATGAAATCCGTGCCCCAATTCCAGCGCTTGTCGCGCAGTTCCATCACATAGCTGTCCAGGGTCCGGTGGCTGTCCTCGATGTAGTCGATCACCCGTAGCTCAGACGGGGATCGCTGCACCAGGATGATGGACATGCTGTCATTCCAGCCCAAATCCCACACGGTGTGGACTTTCAGCAACGGGTCGTAAGGCACAGGCCGCAGCCGGCCTTCACGGTGCATGGCCTCAATTTCGCGGGCGTAGATGGCGCCCTCCACCGCTGGCCGGCATTTGCCGTTCCAGGTGGTCTCATACCCCACCGGATCGCGCTTCAGCCAGTCCTGGCGCTCCTGCTCCAGCGTGGCCGGGAACCATGGGTTATCCATCCAATTCACGTCCACCACCAGCGAATCGCCAGGCGGGCTCTCCACAAAGCGCCGATAGGTTTCGTCGGTGTCCAGTTCCGGGTTGAAGGTCACCCAAATCTGAGAGCCCGGTTTGCGGATCGTGGGCACCAACACATCCCAGGACTTTTTGGTCACCACCTGGGCTTCCTCAACCCAACAGATGTCCACCCCCTCAAAGCTCTTGAGGTTGGTCACCCCCTGCTGACGGATGCCCGCGAAGTTGATTTCCGACCCATTGGCGCCCAGGATGCGGGTTTCCTGCACATCAAACGCGCCACCCAGATCCAGCATGTCAATCTGGTCCTTCAGCAGCCGGTGCACCGATTCCTGAATCGACTTCTGCGTCTCGCGGGCGCACAGGATGCGGGTTGGCTGCGCTGCAGCCTTCATCACCAGCATGCGAGCCACCGTCCACGATTTGCCCGACCCACGGCCACCATGCGCCACCAGATACCGCGCCTTGGACTGCATGAACGGCAGCAGCTTGTCAGGCACCTGCACCTGTTTGCGCAGGGGCTTACGCTGGCTTGACACCCGTCACCTCCAGAATCACCGCCGTGGCTGGCCTGGTCTGCTGGTTGTCGCGCTCATAGGCACCCAGGATGCGGCTCTCTTGGTCCAACGCCTTCAGGGCGTCTTGCCGGCTGGCCATGGCCTTGCGCCCCGTGGCATCCGCTGCAACGCGCATGGCGTCATCGCGAATGGCCTGCAAATCGGCCAGGATGTCCAGCGTGGTGCGCATGGCCTTTTGGGACAGATTGGCCCGGCCAGCGTCAATTGCAGCCTTGACCTTCACATCCCTCAACAAGCGATGGCCAATTGCCTCGGCTGTTTTTTTGCTGTACCCAGCCCGAATCGCGGCCTGCTTTGCGATGCTGTCGATCAGGTATTCCTCGACAAACCGCTGCTGTCTCGGGTTCAGTTGGTGGTCTGTTTTCTCACCCATTGCCCACCTCCACAATCACCATGCCCCCCACGCGGCTGCGGTCCACCCGGTAGGTGACGTCAAACAGGCTGTCGTCCAGCCCCAGGGCATCGGCCAGGCCGTCCCTGCCGGCTTTAAACGCGCCGATCATGTTGTCGTCGTCCCGATGCCTGCGGTCGGGCGGGACGAACTCGATGCGCAGCGCAAACCGCCCCCGGGCCGCCACCTTTTGGGTGCCCAGAGCCTCACGGGCCAGCCCCCAACACGCATGCCGGTAGACCTTCGCCAGCTTGGATTTCTTGGCCCAGTGCAGCCGGCTGTTGGGTGACAGGCCCGATGGCGGCCAACCGAACACGATCCTCATTTGCCGTCGTCCTCCTGCCGGTCAATCTCCTCGATGGCCCGGGCCAGGTACACGGCCTGGTCGAGGGTTTCCTCAAGCGCGTGCTGCAACCACGCCCGCAGCGGCAGCGGGTTGTTGCGCACCGTGGTGCCGTACTTCTGGATTAC